GACAAACGAAGCCGTTGCAGAAAACGATTCTCTAACTGATGCGATTTGGAAGCTGCAAGGACAAACATTAGCGCTGAGGGGAATTGCAATTATCGACACAGGTGCAGGCTCTACTTACACAATGACAGCCGAAGAAAGTGCTGCCGCAGGGTGGGTTTTTGCTGGTGGCACTTCTGATTGTACGGTTACGCCGGTCTATAATAATTTGACGCAGGGCGTTAAAAAGATTTCCATGCTTTTTTCGACTCACGACATAACGATTGGCGGGAATGTTTTTGAGGCGGGCGCGTACGGGTCATTTGATGCTTACATGATTCAAGGCGGGACTTTTGGTGTTTATTCTTTTGCAGATGGAGCGGCAAACTCGCGTGTGTTTGAACAAGATTCAACGACATACAACCTCGCGGATTTAATCAACGGAACCTACAATTATTTCTCCAACGCTTCTGCTGTAGCTTTAACCGTTCAGCCGAACGCGACGGCACCAATACCGGCCAATGCTGAGTATGAAATTGAAGCTCGTGGTGCAGGCGGTTTGACGATTGTTGCGGGCAGCGGTGTGACGATCATTCCGCCAAAGGGCGGAAGTTTGATTTTAGCGCAGGGTGATGTTGTAAAAATAAAAAGGATTAATTTAGATGAGTTTAAGCTGATCGGAACTACAGTGTAGACAACTTAATTTTTAACAGAGGTAAAACAACATGAACGCAATCAATATCACAGTCCATTTTCTTTTTAACGGCGTACATTATGCTGGGTTGTCAATTCATAACGGTGTGGATTTTGAATTAGTCGATGCACCATGCGGCGCAGGCAGGCAGTTGATAAAACTTATTGGCGCTGGAGAAAACTACCCGACGGGTTTGATCTGGGATGCAGTTTCAGCGGTGAATGCTGAAGAGCCAGCGTACCCGCTTTATTTGCAAGTAGTTCCAGAGTCGTCTGCAAGTTAATTCGCGCAAGCGGGGGAGAGATGAAAATGATCGACAAAGACCCTCTTGGGTACTCTGTTGTTACTTATGCGTGGGTTGTTTCTCTCGCGATTTGGGGCGGCGTTGTCAATTTCATTCAGCGATTAAAGCGCGGGGAGGCAAAGGCGCACAACATCGTCGAGCTGGTTGGTGAGGTTGTTATCTCTGCATTTGTCGGAATCATCACTTTTTACCTCTGCGAGCTGTCGGCGTTCCCTCAGATTTTAACCGCAGCGCTTGTGGCTGTTTCTGGTCACATGGGAACTCGATCACTGTTCTTTTTTGAGAAAGCGCTGGAAAAAATAATCAAAAATAAAACGGGCGCGTTATGAGCAACGGACAAACAATCAAGGACGATTTTCCACGCGCACTGGAAGTCGTGTTAAAGCTGGAAGGCGGGTACTCTGATGATCCGCGTGATTCTGGTGGTAAAACGCAATACGGAATCACGGAAAAAGTGGCGAGGGCGTTTGGCTATTCTGGCGATATGCGCGAGCTGACAAAACAAACGGCGGCAGAAATATACAAGCAGGGCTACTGGCTAAATTGCAAGTGCGACAAATTGCGCTACCCGCTGTCTCTGTATGTGTTTGATGCTGGAGTTAATCAAGGCACTGACGCTGCAAAAAAAATGCTACAGGCTGCGCTGGGCGTGGCACAAGATGGCTTGATCGGTGCGGTGACACTAGCGGCAGCGAGTAAAGCCGGTGATGATGTGGCAAATACATTTATGGCTCTGAGAGCATTGCGATACACCGGCACAAGATCATTTGATGTGTATGGCAAGGGCTGGTTTCGTCGTTTGTTTATCGTTACGCGCGAAGGTGAGAAATGAAAAAACTGTTTGCTTGGATAAAAAAACTGGTAGCCATCGGCGCGAAAGTTTCGACAAACCCAAAAGTTAAAGCAGAGCTAGAGATTGCAGACAAGGTGTTGAATGGAAACAGCGATCCAGTGCAGTAAGTGCGGTGGCGCACTGGAATCAGGCATTGCGCTGGTTGATATTTACGGCGGTGTGCCAGATTTTGAAGGTGGTGAAGTTGTCACCATGTCGCCAACTGGCAGAGCAAAGATTGTCGATTGTTTGAAATGCGAAACATGCGGGCATAGCGTCTCGTGAATCGCCCGATCCTGACACCCGCTGATTGCAAACTGTACCCCGATCAACAGGGCTGTGATTTAGTTGAAGATTTTGTTGTGGTCGATACGCTAGGAAAGGCGCACGCAATTCCGGCAGGTTTTTGGTTTAATGGCGGCTCAATTCCGGCTGCATTCTGGCAAGCAACATTTACACCGTTTGACATGCGCGTTATTGATTTTTTTCTGTTCCACGATTGGGCGTACATATCTCACTGTTGCGATAAGCGCACTGCTGACGATACGCTACAAGCTGGTATTAGATCACGCGGACTTACGCTCAGAGGCGCTGTCGTTACTACTGCCGTTCGGTTGTTTGGTGGATCAAGCTGGAAGCACACAAACATAGACGCGCTATACCTACGCCGACTTAAGCTGCAAATACAGTTGAGCGGACGCGATCCTGCTGATTATTGCTTGTAACCAAAACCGATTTAAGCCAGCCAAAAAAAACCGCACAGAGGGCTATGCGGTCAGGGCGCGTGAGTGCAAGTCGAGCGCGCAGCATCTTATTGTTGTGTTTTCTTGATTATTGCAGAAAGGTCGGCAGCGCCAAAGCTCATTTTTCGACCCTCTTATATTCCCCGCACCGCACCACTATAGTGCCATCCGCATCTTTTTTGATTGCTCGCATGGTTGAAAACTCCAACGCGCTGCAATCCTTCTGCGCGTGTGTACAGGTGGCGCACATGGTTCCGCTTGGTCGGTGGTTGGTTTTCATGTCGTTTTCCACGCCTTCCTCGGAGTTATGCGTCAGTTTTTGGGTATATTAGTAGTTAGATGTTTATACGTCTAACCCAATATCACGCAATACGCCATACTCCATTTTTAGCCTGTCAATTGAACTTTCTTTGTTATTAACCCAGTTGCCGTCTTTATCAACAATATCAGTTAGCGGCGAATACTCAGGACTTATATTAAAACGCAGGTGGGCAGGTTCAACAACAGCGATGCCAAGGCTACCATGTTGTAATCCGCGTCTATACGATTTCTCAGAAATACGCGCCATTAACTTGATAAGTTTTTGTTTTATATCATCATCCAAAAAATAAAACTCATTTGGCTCTAAACCATCTGCTATCGAAAACTTTGTAAAATGTTCAAATTTCTCGCTCATGTTATAAATACTCCACACATCTAACTCGCGTTCAAACCGACAAACACCTAGCCGATTTTGACGTAAAACAATTGCCGCTTTAGGTGTTTGCGGCTTAACTTTTAGTTAGGCGACTCGGTACACATCTGCCAACTCTCCATTTTTCCTTATTCGCACGGTTATGCCAAGTCGTTTAGAAATTGCGGATTTATTGTCTTTCGCTATTTTATACTCGACTGTTATCTTTTCGCCCACTGCGATTTTGGATAGCTCATTGTGCATCTCTCTGCATTTTCCATGCACAAAAGATCCAGGCTCCGGCAAAAAATCACCTAACAAATCGCTCATGGTCGTTCCTCTCTTCGTTCGTCACTGGACTCACTCGCCGTTGGCTCTCTCGCCCCATAGCTCCACCGTTATACGGCATCATCTAATCGTGGTACGCCTTCCAGAAACAAAGTTTCCTTAACACCGCCACGGTATTTTGCAGTGAATCCAGATACTAGCGAAGCCTGCACCTCGTTACCTATAAACTCGCTACCATCGTTGAAGATGACCTTTACTTTTGTGTAGTACATATTTTCGTCTGGCATAAATCCTCCGTAGGTAATTTGCCGTATAACTGTCGCTTCAAGGCCGCGCTACGCTGTGCTGATTAGATAAATATATAACAACCGCTCGCATATTTGTTATTTATTTTCTACGATATTTGTCGTATTGACTTCGCTGAAAGAAATGCTTGCATCAGAGTATTGGATGTTGCAAACACTGGCTTAGGCATGACTTTTGGCTTTGCAAAAAATCCCTCTTCCTTGAAATACTGAGGCTTTCTGAGGCCGTTTTTCCTGCGATAAAACCTTATAGAATGTGATGGCTTTCCGGTGATCTCGGACAGTTGATCGTCGGTGTAGTCCTTATACAGCGACTCGATTATTACCTTATCGTCGTCAGTTAGTCTAGTAATCATAATCCCTCTGCCCATGCTCTATCGGTGTGAGTTTCTACAAATCCAACCACGTTTTTTCGCGCCCCTTGTTTTTCGATTGCTATTTTGAGCTTTGCCCCGTCCATTGCCAAAAACTGCTGCTGACGGGATAGATTCTTAATCCACTGATTAAGCCACTGCGCGTCGGTCTTAGGATCGCCACGCGAAGACCAATATCTTCTGAACTCGTCGAGTAGTGCAGGATCAAGCGGGTCTACAGCGGTTATGCCTCGCAACTGGCAGAGTGATTCAAGATCGTGATTAGGCATGTTGGGAAGCCAGTCTAGCGACATGACGAATGGCTCACTTGCGGCGGTGTTGTTGTTGTTGTTTTTTATTGGTTCTTGGTTCTTGGTTCCTGGTTCTTGGTTAGTAACGGTCGTTGAACAGCCGTTGATCGCCTGTTGGCGTTTTTCCGCCCTTTTGGCAGCAGAAGCCTTGCCAGCGATGGCTTTTTGGCTTGTCAGGCTATGGTACTTCTCAATTTCGTGTTCGCAGCGGTCGTGATACCAGCCCTTTGGTGTTTTTGTGAAAAACTCGTTGAGCAGCTGTTCAACGGCTGTTGAACATTCGTTGGCAACAATGCGGCGGCATATCCACTGCAAGTCATCTGGAAGCTGTTGCTCGGTGTCGTAGTAGAGTTCGATCAGGTCGCGGTAAAGTGACCGCTCCAATCGATTAAGGTGTCTTGTGGCGTTGTTGAAGTCGCCAATGTGGTGCTGGTATGAACGCATAATAAACCCTCGTACCCCTTGAATAATAATGCTCCGGCTGGCAGACCAAGGGTAGTCACTATCGGGGATCAATCCGATAGCCCAGCCAGAACA